GCGTCAACACCATCACCTATCTTAACAATGTCCTCTAAATTTTGTTCTATTTCTTCTAACTTATCTTTTATTTTATCTTGTAAATTTAAAACATCATCTGTTGATAAGCCTTTTAATTCTCTATAATCTATAATATCTCTTTTTAGTTCACCTTTTATTACATCTAACTCTTGTACTTTTCTATTAAAGTCATTTACATATAAGTCAGGATTAAAAGTAAATTCTTCTGGTCTTTTTACAAACTGATTATTCTCTATATCAAATACAGCGTCAGCCTTACCTTCTTGTTCATCATAAGTTTGTTTATCTGTAATAAAATAAAAGTTTACAGGATGCTCTGTGCCTGGTATTTTTTGACCTTGTATCTTAACAGGTGAGGCAGCCGCTAAATATTTTTTAGATAGTCTTAATCTTTCGTCTTCTTGTTTTTCAGGTGGCACACTAAACAATACGTTAATATCCAAGTCAGCGTCATCTCTATATCTTTTTGTTAATATAGAACCAATCAAACCTGTTTTTAATATTGAATAACCCTCAGCGTCTTCTATCTTTGTTAGTATGTTATCTATCATAGACTTCACACTATCTTTTAATTTTGGATTATCAGTATCGGCCTCATCAAACACACCTTTAGCGTATGTTCTTCTAGGTATATCAATGACTGCTTCTTTTATGTAATCTTTAAATTTCATTAATTACCGCCGTTGCCTCCGTTACCTGTATTACTACCGTTACCATTGCCTGATAAATTACTAGTATCAGCATTACCGTTTTCTGTTTCGCCATTTTCAGTTTCACCTGAAGTGTTTTGATTTTTAGCAACACCAAAACCATAGGCACCATAATACCTACCTTGGCCTTTTGGTACACATACTTGTAGTTTATCATCAAATCTAAAACCAGGTGGGCACTTTTTCTGTGCTGTTAAGTTCATAAATTTTTTAAAACCAATCATATTCTTTTCTTTGCCTGTATTTCTTTTGCTATCCATTGTTTAGCAATATAGTTATCTGGTTTAGCTCTTAATTGACCTCTAATAAATTTAGCTGCCTGATTAAGTGTTTGTGTTACTAATTCTTTTTCATCTCTATTATTGTCTATAATTAACATTTTATTAGGACTAAAAATTCTTTGAAACTGACCTATGTTTTGTTGAACACCATTCCAACTATTAGTTACAATATAATCAGGTATTGATCTAGGTCTATTTTGATTTCTTTTTAAAGCCACATCTAAACTTGTGTTTACAAATATCATATAACAATCGTAGCCAATATTTGTAAGCATAGCGTGTTGTCTTTGTATAATGTTTTTATCTCTGCCTGTGGCGTCAACAACTAGACCTAATCTGCCTTTAACATAAGTATCTAAAATAGAGCTTGTTGTGGTCTTTGCTCTCTGTCTAATAATATTTCTAAAGTATTCTTCTTCATCTGGCATTTTTAAAGATAAGTTTGCTTTTTTCAAACCATTCTCAAAAACTTTATCAGAGTTTACCACTTTTAAACCTGTGCCAGCAAAAGCTGATTGAGTTACAAAAGTTTTACCAGAACCAGGACCACCTGCTAAAAAGAAAGCCTTAAATATACCTGGATCGTAAACACCCTCTGCTAATATTTGATTTAATTTTTTCATTAACCTTTTACCCAATCTTTCTCAGCTGTAAAGTTTGCTCTACTAAACTCTAATCTATCAACTAATTTAACAGCACCAGCAGCTCTATCTACTGCTACAAATCCTTCAGGCGCCGTCACTTTATAACCATTTGGTGTTCTTAAAAAATGGCCAATACTTTGTATCTCACTTAACTTACTTACTAAAAAGTTCTTAGCATTTTGTAGAGTAACGTGTGAGGCTATAGCCATAGTTAAAGAGTTTTTATTTCTTTTTATAAAAGCCATATTTGTTTTTAATAAATCTCTATATTTCTTTTTACCTGCTTCTGTTTTTCTAGCGTCTATTTCAGATTGTAAAAAGTTTTCATAATACTCACCAAACATTTCGACAAGAGTTCTTACTTTTGCCATATGACCACTTGTATTTCTAATGTAGTGATTAAAAAAAGCTTTTAATCTAAAACCTACTGACAAACTATCTGTAACATTCATAGTGTCTAACATAGGGCCTGCTTTTGATAAAGAGCCCTCAGCCATTCTAATCCTAGCGTCAAAGGTTGATAATTCTGATTTTGTTAATTTAGCAGAGCCGCTTACATCTCTGTAAGCAGCGTCAGCTAAAAACACGGAAGATATTCCTGAACGGCTTGATACCGTTCCGAAACCTGCTTTTAAACTTTTCATATTTTTACCTGAATAAGAAGTATGAAACACAATACCCATTCTTGCTCTTCTTATTCTTTTACCTATATCTGAAGCCACAGGCACAGCATAGGTTATGGTGTTAGGTGTAAAAGTTATCATATTCTCACCATCAATACTTTCGTTTTTTAAGTCTGATTTTGAGAATAAAAAATCACCTTGTAAAATGCCAGATATGTTTAATTTTGCTAGTTCTCTTAATGCTATAGAAAGTTTATTTGCTAACTCACCACTATGATTTTTTCTTATATCACCTGTTGTATAGTTAATTTTAGGATTAACATTAAATACAGATTTTGTACCGACAAAGAATTTGCCGTTTTCTGGATTTACACCACAAATTATAGCAGGAGCTCCGTCCCATTTGACGGTCATATTGACTTTCTTGCCAGAGGACCCAGCAAGCATATTTCGTACCGATTTTAAGAAGTTAATAGCATTCTGACCACCCTTTGAACCACGATTTATAATATCGTCTTCCAGGTGTTCTAAATGTGTATTCTTCTCCTTTGTAAAAAATCCTTTAAAACTAAACATTTTTCTCTCATTTTTCCCATAACTATAATCACGTTGTCCATATAAATCAATTGTTTATTATATTTATATAACTAAACTCTTGTCCAAAGAAATTTTGGTATTCCACCATTAGGTTGCCACACCTTATTTTTGTTTTGAAATTTGACTAACTTATGAGCGTCTTCTTCAAAAAAGTATTCAGCAACCACATTTTTAGTTGGCTTTTCTACTACTTGCCAATAGATGTTCTTCTTCTTTTTTACCATCTTTTTAGTGTATGATAAATTAGGTTGTAGATTATTTGGCCTTCTATCGCCTCTATGAAATCTTACTTTTTGTTTTTTAGGCATTAAACTAAAGACATATCCCAACTAATTATTCTTTTAATTTTTTTAGATTTAGACGGCTCTGTAAAGTGTCTAATAAATCTAGGTAATACAACTATGTCACCCTCTTTAACAGGCATTGGATAGTAAATTGTTCTATCTGTTAGCCAATCATTCCAAGGCTGTATGTATTGGGTGACAGGTGCGTCTTTAGGCATATTTAAATATAATATACCAGATAGACCTACCGTACCGTGGTCGTGTGGTGTGTGATAATCACCTTTTTTATATGATACACTCCATATATCATCAAGCGCTATATTTCTTTTTAGTCTCTTTGATAACATATCAAATTCATCAACCAATAAGTTTGTAAATGCGTTAGCAAAACCAGTTCTATCACTTTGCCTGTTAGTAGAAAAAGGTTGTATTCCGTGTTTCTTTTCAGGAAATGCTTTTACTAATTTTTCTAATTCTTTTTTCTTTTTAGAAAAATTTAAACAAGGCACAGACCACATTGGAATATTAAATAATGTTCCTGGTATCATTGTATCTCCTTTTTATCTCTTTTGTATTCTAGCCCTAATTTAGAATACACTTCATCTATTGTATCTTCTACGTGCCAAAAATTATCTTTTGTCCATAGAGCCACCTTTTTATCAGCTGTCAAGTCTTCATAAACAGATATTATGTGATCTGTATTAATTAGAATTGGTTGGCCTTCATAAGGTGGATTAGCATTTTTAAATGTCACAAATTTTACCATATCATCTCCTATAATTTAAAGTCGGAAAACTTCTCATACGCCGACTCTGGTGTAGGATAATTTTCTTCTTCTTTTGTTTGGTTTTTATCTACTATATTTTGTGCTACATTTTCCACATCATATAATCTCATTTTTGCTCTGTCAACACCAACAATAAATGCTCTATTAATTGCTGGGTCATTATATCTATTTTTTAGTTGTTTAACTTTCATTTGACCTAGTGATTCTAATTCTTCATTTGACATAAGAGCAAACATAAAGTCAGCAGTTGCTGGTAGTCCAAAACTTTCAGACGTATCTTCTAAACCAATATCTGTTGATACGTAACCTGTTCTAGTTGTTTGTGTAGCACTAAAAATTGGTACATTGTGCTCTACAGCTAAACCTCTTAATTCTTCAGCGATTGCTTTAATATAGAAGTAAGATGATATATTACCACCTTTAAATCTACTTGAAGCACATATATTTAAATAGTCAACAAATACTACATCTGGTTTAAAACTTTTCTTTAATGCTAATTCATTTATCAATGATTTAAAATGACCACTATGAGCAGAGGCAGTTGGATATTCTTTGATAATTAATTTACCAGCAGTTTTACCTCTTAACTTATTCATCTTATCATCATATAATTGTTTAGGCATTGAGTGTAAATCATCAATGGTTACATCTAATAAGTTAGCGTCTATTCTTTCAGCAATTCTTTCTTCAGCCATCTCTAAAGTAATATACAATACATTTAGTCCTTCATTTAAAAAATGACTAGCACAATGACACATAAACAAAGATTTACCAACACCTGTACCGGCAAGAGCAATGTTTAATGTTTTACTTGGTATGCCACCTTTTGTGATTCTATTAAAGAAAGACAAGTCAAACTTGTATCTTTTTTCTTTAGTGTGATACCATTCAAATCTATCTTCAGCGTCACCAATGTAATCGTGCCCTATATGATTGTCAAAACTTACAGCCAATGCCTCACTTAATATACTTGGTATGGCCTCTGGCTGTTGTTGTTTATCTTTACCATCTAATATTTTAATACCAGATAACACAGCATTATGTACTGCTCTATCTTTACAAAATCTTTCAGTCGTATCTAGTAACCATTGTAAATCCACCTCGTCATTAGATAGTGTATTTAATAAATCTTTCAATGATTGTAATTCAGTATCATTAATATCTTTTCTTCTATTAAGTTCAATTAATATAGTTTCTTTTGTAGGTAAATTTTTATACTTCTCTACAAAGGCATATACTTCTTCATATAATAACTTTTCAGTTCTATTTGTAAAGTAATCTGATTTTACAAAAGGCAAAGTCTTTCTAGTAAAATCTTCATTAAAAAAGAAGTTTCGTAATATTGTTATTTCTATTCTCTCGTTATTTGTCATCTATATTAAAAGTACCATTCTTTAATTGTTCTTCAACACATTCAACTAATATATCACCAATGTAATTTCTAAAGTCATCTGATTTTACATCTTCTTTATTAGGGTTAGTCATAATATCATAAGTAAATTTTAAAGGTATCTGACCATTAGCATTCTCTGTTGTTGAGAATTTAACTTGATTATACTTATAGATAATACCCTCATATTGACCCTCTAACAACTTTATACAACTAAAGTCATCTTCTTTTCTTTGAGCAAAGACGTATCTTTTATTCTTCGTCTGATCCGTAGGAGAATTTTCTTTTGGCGTATTCATCAATCTTTCCTAATACCTCTTTTGTAAAATATTTTTCAGGCTCTGTATTGATTGACTTACCAAAAACTTTAGAGCCATCAGGCATTTCGTATCTTGTAGATACTTTTTTAAATACGCCTGCTTGTTCGCCTAGTTCTAATAAACCGTAATACTTATCTAAACCTTGTTTATAAGTTAGTCTTACATCTATTTGAGCATTTTCTTTTGTTATTCTGGACTTATAATTTTTACAATGAATAATATTACCAACTACTTCGGTACCGTCTTTTTCTTTTCTCTTACCTAGGTAGATGATTGATGAAGCAGCGTATTTCAAACCTGAACCGCCACCCATTTCTTTTTGTGGAAACATAGAACCAATAACATCATAAGTGTGATTGGTCATTATCATAGGTATATTTGCTTTACCTAATTTAAGTGTTAAAACTCTGAAAGTAGATTTAACTATTTGTGATCTAGTCATATCTCTAGTTTCTTTACCAGCAGCCGTATCTTCCATTTCTTTTGTAGTAGATAACATACCTAAACTATCTAATACAAACATAATAGGTTTTCTACTTGCCTCTGGTTGTTCTAAATATTTGTCTATAATTTTTATTGCTTGTGCTCTAAACTCTTGTACCGTAGCGACTGGCACTATGACCATTCTCTTACTATCTACACCACGGCCTTCAATCATCTCTTTTGAGATGGCACTTTCTGATTCAAAGTAAATAACACCAGCGTCTTTATCAGTATCTAAAAAGTGTTTACAAATACCTAAAGCGAAAAATGTTTTACCTGTAGCGGCTTCACCAGCGATTGCTGTAATTTTGTTTCCAGGCATACCACCATATATACTGCCTGATAAAAGAGCATTAAAAGAATACGAACCTGTGTCTATAAAACTTGTTACATCAGCGCTATCAACACCCTCACTAACAAGTGTAGCGTATTCAT